ACTCAGTCGATCACCGAAATTGATATCAACTTCAACGACTCAGCTGGGAACTATCACATTTTCGTTCCTAACGTGACAGCGCCAATCGCAAGCACACATCTGTACGCAGCAGCAACCACGACTCTGAACGCGGACGCAACCGCTGGTAGGTTTACCGTTGAGCTAGAATACTCCGTATTCTAAAGGAGGGTTGAATGGCTAGTTCGATCATTGCCAAGACAGCGACATCTACAGGCAGCTTGATTGGCGGCAGGACTCGGCTCAAGTCGTTTGTTGTTCGAAGTGCTGGCAGCGGAAGTCCTGCTGCTGTGTTTCGAAGCGGCGGCGGATCCGGCACGACTCTGCTAACTATGACTTTTGTAGCTGGCGACGACACGCAGATTACAATTCCAGAGCATGGGATTATTTTCGAAGACGGCTGTCACGTCACTCTTACAAACGTAGACTCAATTACTGCGTTCTTTGGGTAGTCGTTATGGCGCGCAAAAAGTCAAAAATGCCGCCGAGAAACAAAAAGAATTTCCGCCCCACAAAGTCTGGGGCGGGAATGACCGAAGCTGGAGTCAAGGCGTATCGACGTGCTAACCCTGGCAGCAAGTTAAAAACGGCAGTTACGGGCAAGGTCAAGAAGGGCAGCAAGGATGCGAAGCGGCGCAAGTCGTTTTGCGCCAGGTCTGCTGGTCAGATGAAAAAGTTTCCCAAGGCTGCGAAGAATCCGAACAGCCGACTGCGTCAGGCACGGCGGAGATGGAAATGCTAGATGAAAAAACCGTGGCTAAAACCCTTGTTATTGGTCTTGGCGGGGTGGCTCTTTCTCTTGTGGTTTGGATCCTTACGACACTGATCGAGGTAGACAAGCGCACGGCTGTAATAGCGACCAAGGTTGATTCTAATCATGCGATGCTAACGCCGCTGTGGGAAGATTTTATCAGGAGAAGTGGTGATGGCAATCTCGCGCGGATCAATGCGGCAACAGGTATCCAAGCCGCCGCAGAAGCGAAAGTGGAGCAAGACCCGCAAATCAAAAGTGAACTGCAAGCGCCCTCGTGGTTTCAGCGAGAGAGCGCATTGCGCTGGTAGAAGGAAACGAAGGAATGCCTAAAGATGCATGCTATCACAAAGTTAAGGCGCGATATCGAGTCTTCCCGTCGGCGTATGCTAGTGGCGCCATCGCCAAGTGCCGTAAGGTCGGGGCCGCAAACTACGGAACCGGTGGTAAAAAGAAAAAGAAAAAAAGAGCAACAGGGGGGATCGAGGATCAACGACCGAAAAGGGCTTTTCGAGGAAAAGCTGTGAAGGGAACTGCGGTAGCTCGTGGTTGCGGCGCCATTATGAAGGGTCGTCGCAAACGAACCAAGGGTGCAGTAACACAGTCTTGATCCATGCGTTTCTGTTAATGGTCTATGTTGGGATAGGAGAGGACAAACGAGTTGTAAGTAAGGACATGTACTTTCGTAATGTGAACGAGTGCACCTACTTCGCCCAAGTGCTTCACAAGCAGGGCAACCAGATTACAGCGTACTGTCTACCCAAACTCGTGGATGAAAATACAAAGGTGTACTAATGTTAGCCGAACTGGCCGCAGCAAATGCAGCGTTTGCAGTAATCAAGCAAGCTGTATCGAATGGTAAGGAGATTGCCGCTGCCGGTAGTGCGATTGCAGAGTTTGTTGGTGCGAAAGAAAAGCTCCAGCAGAAGGCACAGAAGAAGGGTGGCGGTTCCGATCTCGAAGAGTTTATGGCTCTCGAGAAGATCAGAGAGCAGGAAGAACAACTGAAGCAGATCATGATCTATGCTGGGCGCCCTGGACTATGGCACGACTGGCAAAGATTTCAAGCGAAGGCTAGAGTAGCACGACGAGAAGCAGAGATAGCGGCAGCAGAAAAACGCAGAAAAATAGTTGAAGGAACTCTTATTGGGTTGTTTATACTTCTTTGTCTGGCAGTAGTCGGATCACTCGTAGTGTTGATCCTGCATCATCAAGGTAGGCTTTAATGGCAGTTAGGAAAACAAAAAGTGGTCTTGCGCTTAAAAGATGGTTCAAGGAAAAGTGGACGGACCAGAGGACTGGTAAACCATGTGGGCGTCGCAAAGGTGAAAAACGGGGTACTCCATATTGCCGCCCCACTAAGAGGATTTCCTCGAAAACTCCTAAAACAGCCTCCGAAATGACAGCCGCTGAAAAGCGCAGCAGGATAAGTCAGAAGAAACGTATAGGTCAACCAGCCGGTAAGCCTCGGCGTGTGAAAGCATTGAGAAGGAGAAAGAAAAAATGAAACCAATTCCCAAGGGTCCAAAAGGCGCAGGACTTCGCGCATTGAAAAAGGAGTCTCCGAGCACCGTGAAGAACATGGGTTTTTTCAAAAACGGCGGGATGGTTTCGCCACGCAAGGAAGCTGCTGGTGCCATAACAATGCCGATCCGTAATGCAACTCGCACGAATACTTGAAGACTGGATTCTTGATGAACTATGCAAGCCGGACGAGTTTGTAAACGGTAACGCGCTTTGTCCTTTCGCTCGAAATGCGTGGTTATCCGAGAAGGTTAAAACGCGAGAAGAAGTTGGTGATATTTGGGATGCGGTGTACGAGGAGATCACCACGTTCGACGACACATACCAAGTAGTTGTGTGTGGGAATTATGGGGACAAATACACTTACGACGACCTTGAAGCAGGTTGTTTCGCATTGAACGGATGGTTGGCTGCAACAGGTGTTGATATCTGGCTACTATCGTTCAAGGACAAGGGGTTGAACATGATCTTTGTGCAACGCCTGACCGACCTAGACAATGCTAGTGCAAAGCTAGAACGTCTGGATTACTATGTTAACTATGACCCAGATGATTACCATCGTCTGGTCGAAACGCGAAAGCAGAGGAGACTTGAATATGCCGGGTATGAAAAAACCAATGCGTAAAATGCGCGGTGGCATGGGCATGAAGAAGAAGGCCATGCGCGGCGGCGGCGCTATGATGAAAAAGCCTGTCATGGCAAAACGTGGCAAGGCCATGCGGAAGAAGAAGTAAATGGCAACATCTGGATCCAGAGACTTTGACCTCGATGTAGCAGAGATTATTGAAGAGGCGTACGAGCGATGCGGGCAAGAGGTCCGTACCGGGTATGACGCGCGTACCGCTCGTCGGTCTCTGAATCTGATGTTTGCAGACTGGGCTAATCGTGGCCTGAACCTGTGGACCGTAAAGCAGGCAACGGTGAGTCTCACATCGGGCACAGCGACATACACGCTTGATGCCACACACACTGACTTGCTTGAAGTAGTTATTCGTCGAAGCAGTGTGGACTTCCAGCTAGATCGGATGTCCAGGAGTGAATACCTGCACATACCCAATAAAGATCAGACAGGAAGACCAAGTCAGTTCTTCTACAACAGACAGATTTCGCCACAGGTTGTTCTTTGGCCTACCCCAGACAGTTCTAGTGATAGCCTTATTTATTACTATGTTCGTCGTATTGAAGATGCGGACGCATTGGTCAACACTACTGACGCACCTTTCCGATTCCTCCCTTGTATGGTCGCCGGCCTCGCGTATTACATCGCCATGAAGAAGGCGCCGGAGAGGGTGCAGCTTCTGAAGGCAGTGTACGAAGAAGAGTTCCAGCGGGCGGCAGATGAGGATGAAGATCGCGTTGCACTGAAGCTGCAACCGAGCATGCAGTATTTACGGGTGAACTAATGGCGAGGTTTGCTTCAGGCAAAGATGCTTACGGAATATCCGACCGGTCTGGCTTTAGGTATCGACTGGTCGAGATGGTTACGGAATGGAATGGTTCCAAAGTAGGCAGAGACGAGTATGAGGCAAAACATCCGCAGCTAGAGCCAATTCGTGTTGGCCCGGATCCGCAGGCCATTCATGATCCACGGCCCGATCAACGCACCGAAGTTGCGATCGCTCGACTCTTGCCTGCTAATCCATTTTTGTCGGCTTCTTCAGGCAGCGCCGTAATCACGGTGGTGGAGCCTTCGCATGGACGCACGAGCGGAGATACTGTAAGGTTCCGAAAAGCGGAGGCATTTGATGGATTTACGAAGGCTGCATTGGAAAATTCCAGTGGGTATACGATTACTGTCACGGATTCTAACCTTTACACCTTTTCGGCGTCGTCCGGCACCGCCACCACGGGTAATCAACGCGGGGGCGGTGAAAATGCGACTGCCGGGCCGGTGACGCTGGAGAAGTAAATGGCATTTACATTTGCACAACTGAAGACCGCCATACAGGAATACACAGAAAACACGGAGACTACATTCGTGTCGAATGTAGATGACTTCATTCGTGCGGCAGAGGATCGAATCTTCTACCTTGTAGATCTAGAGTATTTCCGCAAAAACGCTACAAGCGCGGTTTCGCAGAATGATCCATTCTTGTCGTTGCCAACAGACTTTTTAGCCTCTTTCTCGTTGTCCATAACAAACAGCAGTTCTAAAGAGTTTCTGCTGCAAAAAGACGTGAACTTCATCCAAGAGTACAACCCGAACTCGGCCACGACTGGTACACCCAAGTATTACGCCAGATTCGATGTAGACAACTTGATCCTGGCGCCGACTCCAGACAGTAACTACGTCTGTGAGTTTCATTATTTCTACCGCCCAGCTTCCCTTACCGCAGGAGCGGACAGCGGCACCACCTGGTTGAGCACCAACGCTCCAAATGCCTTGCTTTACGGCTCATTATACGAGGCGTATATTTACATGAAGGGTGA